TGGCACTATATAAACAAATGCTTGAGCGTGGTGTTGCAAAAGAATGTGCCCGTATGGTACTACCTTTGGCAACCCCGACACGCATTTACATGAGTGGCTCATGTAGATCATGGATTCATTATATCCAACTACGCTCTGCCAATGGCACACAGAAAGAGCACATGGATATCGCTTTTGCTTGTAAAGATATCTTTATCGAGCAATTCCCTACCGTATCAGAAGCACTAGGTTGGAAAGATGCAGAATAATCAGAGGATTACTGAAGAGACACACGAATTATATAACGAGGTTGTCTTAGACGCAAAAAAAGAATACGAATCTCAAACACAAAGAAGAAAGTTTCCTTATGAATTTCTTGCCTCTGCTGATAGAGGTTGGATTCCATGTGATATTGTAGAAGCAGACACTGAAAAGGAATTAGTTAAGGTTGTCTTCTACCATCCCGATTTTACAGGATGGATGGATGTTACTGGTGCTGCTGGTGTCTATGATGATGTGGTAGAAATGTGGAGAGTTAGAGTGCGGGAGGATTAAATGTTTTGTGAATTGTATGAGGCTATCATTGATGGTATCCCAGTGACATGTCAAATCATTGAATTCTGTCATGACACTGGTAAGTATCATGTGCAATATGCAGATAAAAATGCTGGGGTATTGCGTAAATGGATTGACGGTGCTACAATGATTAAGACACCAAAAGAAGAAATATCCCAGTGAATATTTTTTATCTTAGTTATGACCCCCGCACTTGTGCCGCCGAGCATTGCGATAAACATGTGGTTAAAATGATTCTTGAGTACGCTCAGCTTCTTTCCACTGCTCATCGTGTGCTTGACGGCATTCTTTATACGGAAAAATCTCCTAAGGGTAAGACAGTCAAACGTTATCGTTTAGATTATCCACGAGAAGATATGCTATACAAAGCATGTCACATCAATCATCCGTCTAACATATGGGTGAGAGAATCCTCGTCACACTACCGCTGGTTGTTTGAATTGTTTCAGCAATGCTGTGTAGAATACACTCGTCGCTATGGTAAGTTTCATGCTAGCGAAAGTTTGATTAGTTATCTGTGGCGACCACCACAAAACAGTCGTGACAATGGATGGTCTGACCCCCCTCCTGCGATGCCCGATAAATACAAAGTAACTGGAAATGCAATCCAGTCCTATCGTAACTACTACAAAGGTGATAAGGTATCCTTTGCTAAGTGGACCTCACCCTCATCTATCCCTGAATGGTTTATTGACAATGCCAACGTATCGATTTAAAGACAACAACACAGGCGAAGAGTTTGAAAAGTGGATGTATATGGCAGAGCGAGAGCCTTATCTTGCTGCCAATCCACACATCACGCAGATGCCTACGGTGATGCACGCTGTTTCCGAGGTTGGAAACTGGCAGAATAAGTCATCGAATGATTGGAAATCAATCATCAACCGCGCAGCAAGCGTGCCTGGTTCTAATGTAGAGAGACTGTAAATTATGCCTGTAAAATCTAGAAAGAAGAATGGTAACGGCTCTACTAATGGTATGAGCATGAAGATGATGAAGCGCAAGAAACCCCTCAACTCAGAGATTCTTACTGACATCGAGCCTCTAACTGAAAATCAACGTGTATTTTTTGAAGAGTATGCCAAGGACAAAAACATGTTTGCGTATGGTTGCGCGGGCACTGGTAAAACATTTATCGCTCTATACCTCGCTCTCAAGGATGTGCTCAATGAGAATACCCCTTACGAGAAGGTCTATATTGTTAGGTCGCTAGTATCCACACGCGAGATTGGTTTCCTACCTGGAGACCATGAGGATAAGTCATCTCTATACCAGATTCCTTATAAGAATATGGTAAAATATATGTTTGAGATGCCTAGTGATGATGAGTTTGATAAACTCTATTACAATCTGAAGGCACAGGAAACCATTTCTTTCTGGTCAACATCATTCATTCGTGGCACTACACTAGACAATGCAATCATTCTTATTGATGAGATGCAGAATCTAAACTTCCACGAGCTTGATTCAATCATCACCCGCGTTGGTCAAGATTCTAAGATTGTTTTCTGCGGTGACGTAAGACAATCAGACCTCGTTAAAACACACGAGCGTAATGGTATCATTGACTTCATGCGTATCATTGAAACGATGGAAGAGTTTGCAACTGTAGAGTTTCAAATTGAGGACATTGTTCGTAGCGGACTTGTCCGTAGTTATCTCATTAGTAAAACAAATCTAGGACTCTAAGTATGCTTTTTCATCATGTGCCGTTGACCACTATTGACTTAGATGCAGAGATGGTGGATAATAGAAGAGTCTATGTCACACCAGAGGGTAATAAATATCCATCTGTTACTACTGTCATAGGTAATAACCCTGACAAAAAAGCAGGCATTGCCAAGTGGCGACGCCGCGTTGGTGAAGAGAAAGCAAATCGTGTGTCTACTCGTGCCGCAACTCGCGGGACCGATTTTCATTTGATGTGTGAAGACTACCTAAATAATAAATACGACGAAGAAAAATTCAAGGGTAAACATTTACCCCTGATGATGTTTAAAAATGCGAAGCAAACTCTAAGTCGTATTAATAATATCTACGCGCAAGAGGTAGCACTATATTCAGACCACTTAGAAATTGCAGGTCGCGTAGACTGCATCGCTGAATTTGATGGTGAGTTATCTATCATTGACTTCAAAACTTCTGCAGAAGAAAAGAAACTTAAGTGGATTGAAGATTATCTTATTCAAGAAACAGCATACGCTTGTATGTTGTATGAAAGATACAAATTAAAAGTAAATAAAATTGTTACTATCATCGCTTGTGAAAGCGGAGACACTCAGGTGTTTGTAGAAACACCCAAGAAGGAATACCTTCAAAAGTTAATCGGTTACATAGACCACTACAAAAGAACCTATGACTAAAGGAGATATACTAGAGGATAAATTTATGACTGCTGCAAAATTCTCTCAAGATGTAGAGAAGATTGCATCCTATAATGAGATGAATTATATTGATGCTATTCTACATTATTGTGATATCAATAACATTGAAGTGGAAACCGTGCCAAAACTAATCACAAAACCACTCAAAGAAAAACTGAAGTTTGATGCACAAAAGCTCAACTTCATCAAGAAAACATCTCGCGCAAAACTAATGCTAGTATGAACGACTTCTTCGATTCAGAAATAGTCAGAGAGGAAGCAAGGGAAATGGAGAGACTCCAGATGAAAGCAATGGAGTTGACCCTTTCCCAGCCCCTCGATGGCAGCAAAGAGCAGCAGCTAGAATACATTAATACTATCCGCTCTCTCATCGAAAAGCAGCAGGTCTTCTACACAAGACTCAAGCTTTCTGATGACCCCAGAGCACTGGACATGGTGAGAGGCATCGAAGAGGGTGCCAAGCTACTGTATGGGTGGTGGGGCACAGAAGATGTCCGACTGCTCATGGCGGAGATGCTCAAGAAACTGGACCAGTTCGAAGAGGAGATAGAGGCAAGGGGTTGACGCCGCCCTCTTGCCCTGTTATAATGACCGAGTGATACAGGCGTCACACAAACCAAATCCAAACTAATCCGAGAAAATCCTATGTCTTTTGCTGATCTTAAGCGCAAGTCTCAAAATTCTTTTGCTAACCTTACGAAAGAACTTGAGAAGGCAAACTCTTCCTCAAACGCAGACGAGCGTTTCTGGAAACCCAGCGTTGATGCTGCTGGTAACGGGTTTGCAATCATCCGTTTCCTCCCCGCGCCTGATGGTGAGGATGTGCCTTGGGCAAAACTGTATAGTCATGCCTTCCAAGGTCCTGGCGGATGGTATATTGAAAACTCCCTGACCACTATCGGTGGCAAGGACCCTGTTGGTGAAGTTAATCGTCGTCTTTGGAATAGCGGCAGCGATGCCGATAAAGAAACTGCGCGTAAGCAGAAGCGCAAACTGTCCTACTACGCTAACATCTATGTGGTGAAGGACACTGCTAATCCTGAGAATGAAGGTCAAGTCAAACTGTATAAGTTTGGTAAGAAAATCTTCGACAAGATTATGGCAGCAATGCAACCTGAGTTTGAAGATGAAACCCCCATCAATCCTTTTGATATGTGGGAAGGTGCCAACTTTAAACTGAAGATTACTAACGTTGCTGGTTATTGGAATTATGATAAGTCTGAATTCGCCGCCCCGACTGCACTCGCAGCGGACGATTCTGCGCTTGAAAAAATCTGGAAGTCGGAGCACTCCCTTGCTGCGTTTACCGCGCCAGAAAACTTTAAGTCTTATGAAGAGTTGGAAGAGCGCCTCAATCTGGTGCTCGGTGTAACCCAGACCCCACAAGTTGCACGTCAAGCAGCAGCACGTCCCACTCTCGATGAAGAGATTCAAGACGAAGAGATGAGTTTCACTCCTGACTTCAGTGCCAAGCGTGAGACCGTCCCTGCATCTACCGAGGATGAAGATGATGCTCTGTCATACTTCGCTCGCCTTGCAGAGGAAGACTGATTCCAAAATAGCATAGCGAAAACCGATTGGGCGGAAAAAAAATCCGCCCAATTTTTTTGTTTGAAAAGTTGAGTCAGACTCCTGCCTTCTTTAACTGCTTGCCAACGTAGTTGGTTGACTTAGCATAGAAACTAGAGGACTTGAAGTTGTTGACAAACTCTAGAAGATATTCTGACTTTAGAATATAGATTTCTCTTCTGCTTTCATTCTCTCTAGTTGCTACTTCAAAGTTTGTCACTGCTCTGGATACATTACTACCAAGTGTCTGGGAGTATACTAATGTATTGTTTGCTCTAGAGTTAACAAACACATAATTTCTACTTCTAAATGCTGTATCAACTTTGAGACCTGCTTCTAGCACCACGTCACCATCCTGATTCTTTAACTCAGTTGTCTCGTAGTATGCAACGTCATCAGGATTCTCAACCAAATCTCTCAACTCATACTCCGCTACAGGGAATTCAAACTGAGGATTGATTACATTGTTAGTGAGAATCAATACCCAATCATATAGTGGTGACCCATACGCTTCGTTAGCAATGATGTCCCATCTATCACCTTCTTTGATAGCATACCTCTTGAAGAAGACAGAGTAACTAAACTTGTCTTCGTCAATTTTAAAACGACGGAAGAAG